CAACGCTTTGACCTGTGACAGCATATGTACCGCCAGATGCTGTTAGTTGAACACCAGTACCAGACCTTCTAGCTAATCTTTTTCTACCAAATACTATTTCAGGAGTTCCTTTTATATAAGAGTAATTAGTATTGTCTAAAACAACGCCGTTTACCTTTACTATCATGTCTGTGTTATAAGAACTTGTGGTAGGATCGTTTGTAGTGGGTGGTAATGGGTTTAACAAATCAAAAGTGTTTAGCTGTGTTAAGCCAGAAGCCTGTTGATTTATAGTTTGTGTTTTAGTGTAATATCTTTTTTGCTCTTGCGTAAATAGTCCCATTTATTATTGTTTTTCTTGTTGTACTTTATTAACATCTTGTTGCGCTCCTGTTTGAGCAACAACAGGGTCCTTCATTGCAACACCTGCTAATTGCAATATTTTATTCACCAATTCTACCTCCTCAGAAACGTGTAGTTGGAAATCTTTAGAGTTTGTGCTATTGTATAATGCAGCACCATTTATTTCTGTATATGCCCAGTTGACAGCATCTGTTCCGTAACCAGGTGTTTTAACGTAGTCTATAAAAACGTTTGTATTTCTTTGTATAATAGCAGCGGTAGTAGTGTTTTGTCCCCAAACTTTTATACCATCTTTGTCTCTAGTGTATACAGGTTGGTCATTAGCAGGTCTTGCTAGTGATGAGTTTGCGTAATATCTAAATTCATTTTGTGGTATGTACTCAGCTTCAATGTAATCATTATCCCAGTAATACCAAACAGTTCCTAATCTATACAAATCAGCTGGTAGAGCTTGAGCAGTTCCTTTTGTACCTAAAGCGTAGCTTTGATAAACACCATCTGTTAAAGAATAAAAAGAACATGCTAGCTCTGATATTTTTTCGTCTAATACTTCTAACATATCAGAATAAGCTGTTGTATTCCCAGGTATTCTATTAAATTGGTTTATATCATAAAAATATTGTTCAAATATTTGCATTTGGGCTTGGTTAGCAAATAGATTAAATTCTTGAGGTGTTATATAACCTCTTTGCTCTTTGTTAGCTATTGCTAAAACTCTTTGATATATTTTATCTACGTTTACTGCCATATTTTTTATTTTGTAGTTTGCGATCGCCCCGTAGAGCGACCGCTCCTACAGTTTGATTATTTTAATTGTTTTTCTATATTTACATAGATTTCCATACCTTCGTCAGTTTTAAACCAAGAGGCTAAAGCTGAGTATGGGTGTTCATCAAAAGGAACATTCATTAGTTTTCTATCATTAGAACCCCACATAAACGTTCTTTGATCAGGAGATAGTTTTAATATCCCCATTTCAGTTGCTTTAATACCAACATTTCTAAGTTGAACATTGTCATCGTTCGCTAATTCTAAGAACAATTCAGGGTTCTTTTTAGCAAATATAAGTAAATCTCTTTTAAGCTCTTTAGAACTCATCTCTGTTACTTTAGAACCGTTTTCAACACGCATAACTGCCTCTGCCATATCAATATCCATTTCTCTAGCCATTAACATTGCATCTAGTTCTATATTTAGATCTATCAAATCTTCCGTTGCTTTTTTCTTTTCAGAAACCTCTATCCAAGATTTGCCAGCCTGCGGATGATATGTAGATAACATTTTTTGAAGAGTAACTTTGTTCTTTGGTACAAATAACACACCGTTTCTAAAAATAATTCTTCCCCTAAGAACTTCTCCTTTCATTTCATCAACAAAAACAGTTTTTTGATTTTCAGAGTACATAATTTCTCTTTCATAACCTAACTCTTCATCAAACCAATACAAACCTCTACTTTTGAACCAGTGAGATAGCGGCTGTTTACCACCTGTTAACTTGTAAATTCTATCTTTTATCTCCCAATCATTAATAACTTTGTAAGTTGGTTCTTTTCTTTTTGGTTTTGATGTTTCAACCACTGGAGTTTCAACAACAGGTACCTCTACCTCTTTTTTTGTTTCTTGTTTTTTTGCCATAATATAATATATAATAAAATTAATAAAAAATAAAAGGGAAGACGGAGAACGTTTGCATGTATGCCGTCCTCCCTTTTAAAATAATAAATGCTTATGCAGCTCCTTTGAATAATACAAAGTTATTAGCACCTTGAGTAACTAAACATCTTTCAGAAAGCATGTGCATTTCCATTGCATCTAAATCAGATGTAACAGCTCCAACTGAACCAGTAGTCCAAGTTTTCATTTTTCTGCTTTCTAAGTTAGAAGCTCTGTATCTAACATGTAGGAAAGGTCTTTTTAAGTTTTTACCTAATCCTTGATCGTAAACAGTTGATACACCAGCTGGGATCATAACCCCTCTAATAGCATTAGTTGCATCAGTAGAATTAATTAACCCTCTAGTAGAAGCATCGTTTAGATATTTAAAGTCTGATTTGTAAAAGTCATAAGAACCTCTTCTGAAACCAGTGAAACCTAAGTTTAATGCCATGTCAGATGAATTGTTAAATACTCCATAAGAAGTACCACCAGATCCATAAGAATTTTGAGCAGCTAAAATATCATCTAACTGTAAGCTAGTAGTTCTATCCATGAATAACATGTTTTCTTCGATAGCACCATTTGCATCAAGTTCGTGAATTAGCTCGTCATAATCTGCCATTGCAGTCATTGTGTTAGCTACATTACCTCTAGTTTCTAAAGCATCCCATAAACCTTCAGTACCTGTGATAGTACCACCTTGGTGACCAGCAGTATCATTAGACGAGTTGTCTACTGATTCTAACATTGCCATTTCTAAGTAGTCAGCAAAACGAGACTTAGTGTCACCAGCAGCTTTTAAATACCACATGTAACCGTTTTGTCCGTCTTCACCAGAAATTTCAACCCAACCAATTTGAGAAGCATCAGATCCTGAAACCTCATACTTGTCTTTTAAAATGATTGGCTTGTTAGTTCTAGATAGGTGAACCGGCTTGTTAGCCCCTTCTCTACCTTGAACACCTTTAGCATACTCAGATCCATAAACTAATACTGCAGCATGACCATCAGCCATAGTGCCTTCATCATAATTTTCACCGTCATAACGCTCGTAAGTAACTACACCATTTGCAGTACCAGATCCAGAAGCCGCTACGCCAGTAACGTAAGCTCTTTTTGTTACTCCTGATTGCGAGAGTAAAATCATGTCTCCTTTTCTAATACCATGAAAGATAGCCGCTGTTGTACTAGTTACTGATTTACCATCAGCATCTAAAGCTCCAGCGTCAAAAGTTAAAGTTCCCGCGTTACCAGTACCTCCAACTAACACATCTTTGTACGATAAATGTAATCTACCTTGCTCAGACCAAACCACTTGGTCAGCAGCCATAGCTTCTTCAGCACCTACTTGTGCTAAGAAACCTGAAATTGTTCTATTACCAAATACTTCAGCTTCCGCTTCCATTAAGTCTGGTAAGTATTGTTGAGCCCATCCATTTGTGTTACCAGCTCCACCAGAAGTGAAGTCAATATAGTTGGTAATCAACGTTTGTTTTAGTGGTGCCGCTGTATAACCAGCTGCCGCCACGCCTGTAATTGCCATATTTATTTATTTTTAAATTTGTTATTATTTGTTTTTAATTTTAAACTTAAAAGCAGGAGAATCATCGCTAAGCACTCTAAACTTAGGACCACTAGTGTTATCATTTGAAAATGACTTTCTTGGATCCATGCTTATATTCTTAGATTTAGCAACACTTTCTTTCAAAGCATCGG